GATATAAACAGACCCGGGATATTCTCTTCTCCTACGTCTTGTATGACAAGTAGAGCAGCTTCGCCAATGCTCTTATTTTCCACGCTCCAGTAAATGCTGTTAGGAGCTTTGATTTCGTCTTGTATGTATGCACAGATATCTTTGAGTATTCGTATCTGGCCAGGAATAGATGTCTGGTTGTGGAACCATTCTGCTACTTGTACATAGGTAGGAAGTTCAATTACCTGTATAGCAGCGTTGTCGCCGCCTGTGCCCATACTCGGGTCAAGTGCTACAGCATACGTATAACCTGCCTTAGGCTTCTTATACCAGCGTGTTTGCCCCATGTTAAGTATCGGGGTCATCCCCTCCATCTCGGACAGGTTGATTGCATTAATTAACGTCTCGTCGAATATTAGGAATTCGCAGCCGTACTCACGACGAAAGCGTTCTTCACCAATACGTCCTACTTCAGCAACCTTCCATTCTTCGTCACGATCTGGGTGAGCATCCCACGGCACTGTAAATGCGTGAAAGCCGTTTATGCCTAGCGTTTGTTCGTTGCCGTGTTCGTCGAATTTCTTTTCAGCATCCTTCCAAATTGTTGCGAACGTGTCTTCGTCCGAGTTTGGTGTAGATGTTATAATAGCTCTACCACCTGTTGCTAGTGTAGGTGATATTGAAGTCCAGAATTCTTCAGCAATGTTTGGCTGTACAAACGCAAATTCGTCACAGTACAGTAGTGATATACTCATACCACGTCCCGTGTTGCCTGTAGTTGCCTGTGACACAATACGCGAGCCGTTTTCGAATTCTATACTACCTTTGTTATACGAGGTTACGCCTGCACGAATATGATCAGGACATAATTCATAGATATAGCGAATACGCTGCATAATCTCTTGCGCGCCTGAATACTTGTGTGCAGCAATTAGGATTGTTTGGTCCGGGTGGAACATTGCATACCAAGAAAGGTATACCGCAGCACATGTAGTCTTACCTGTCTGACGAGGCAACATGTTTATGTTAAAGCGATATCCGTGATAACTGGCCATCAACTCTTCTTGATAGTCATAAGGTTCAAAGAGTAGTTTGCCTTTTACCGGATGCTGTATGTATGCAAAGTTTTTTGCGAAGTAGAAATACCCCTCGTCAGGATCCATACATTTAACAAGTTGTCCTATTTGTTTTTCTGTATAGGTTTCCTGCTGGTTAGCTTTTTTGGTTAGTACGCCGTCAAGTGATTTGCTCATAGTGTATTTACTCAAGACAATAGCGCCCGGTGGCGCTATGCGAAGTTACTTCTTCTTTTTGTCTTTTGGTAAATTGCCTTTTTCTTTAGCTGCTTTGATTTTCGAGCCTTGATACTCTGCTTTTGGAGTTTCAATTTTTCCGTCACCGTCGTAATCTTTATCGGCTTTCTTCTTTTCAGAAAGTTGCGCGTATAGTCTGTCTTTGACACCCTCGACAGCCATTGCGTTGTCGCCGTCTTGCGCTTTTGCATACGCTCTCTTCTGACGGTTTAGGCCGCCTGACAAGTCTTTGGTCATATACTGGTGGTCTTGCTGCTCTTCGTCTGGCTCGTTATCGTAGCCTTCGTCGGTACTGCCTTGGATGATTTCTTGAACCTCGTTAGCAAGGGCTTCGTCAACTGATTGCCCTGCAATGGTCGCTAGATCGTCGACCATTCCATCAGAAATTGGAGCTACGTCCCAGAACTTGTCAAGTTCTTCGTCTCCCCAGTCGTCAAGGTCTTTCCCGAAGTATTTTTCAGCCTTGGCCATTTCGCCAACTTCCATCATATCCTGTGATGCACCAGAATCAAGGAAAAAACGTACCAATCCATCTGGCAATGCATCTCCTAGGTCGTTTTTGTATTTAGAATACTTGTTATACCACTCACGTACAGCTTCTTCCTTGCCACCAAGTGCTCCTTCTTCGTTGTCTTCGAACGTTGGTTCTTTCATGCTTGCACTTGACTTACTAACTACCTGGCGCTGACCACGCTTGACCAACTCTTCGATTACCTCGGCTTGTTTACTACTATCCATTTTGCTAAGTTTCTGAAGAAGTCGGCCAGCATCTACGCCTGTGAACTCGTTGCTGACTGTATCTTTAAACTCGCTTTGGGCTCTGCGATCGCCCTGGGCTACTTGTTTAACCAACCCAAGTAACTTCTCGACTTCTTGGCCGCTACCTGATGACATTTCATCTACGCTTTCACCGCCCGGCGGTAGTCCGTGAACTTTTTTTTCAATTCCGCCTATGTCGTCTTCGCCTGTTACCATTGGTTCTGGATCGCCCATAATGCCTGCTAGACGTTCCATGTCTTGACGTGCTGGCATAGGTTGCGCTGATTGCGCAGACTGATCGTTCATGCCTGCGTTACCTAGCATCTTAGCAAGGCTAGCAAGTTCGTCGGCTGTGTCAGCAGTTACGCTAATTGCTTCGTCTAACTGTTGCTTCTTGCTTTCGTCTGACGCACCTGAACCTTCTAGTTCTGTCATGCGCTGAATCATATCTTTTAAATTCTTTGTGCTGCTATCCATTGTTAGCTCCCTATTGGACTTTTTGTGTTTGCGCTATCAGAGATGTCTTCTGATTCTCCTACAGGTGCTCCCGCAGTCGGTTCATGATCACGCTCTTTACGAGCACTCTCAAGTTCTTTCAGTAGATCCATAACTCTGTTACCACCTGCACTTTCCTGGGCGCTTTCGCTGGCCATTTCTTCTGTGTCAAGTAGTGCTTCGTACGGTTCGTTTTCGTCTATTACGCCTTCTTGGTATCTTTCTAAAGGCTCGTCTGCTCTGCGTACTACAAAACAAGATTCGTGTACTGAGCATGCGTGTGCTAAGTAGCCTGCTAGTACTTGTGATGTTGTTGGGTATGTTAAATCTGCTTCAAAATACGTCACTTCGGTATTCTGTTTCTGAGGAAAGTCTAGCGGGCGTTCCTGAATAGGAGTTTTCTTTCCTGCTGTAAGTTTGTCGACGCCAAACTTCTTCAAAGCAGTTTCCATGTGTGTTGTAAATTCTTCAGGCAGTTCGCCGGCTACACCTATCTTAAAAGTGTAGACTTTTTTAGATTCGTTTAAAATGTCTGTAAAAGATCTCATCGCAGTATCCTAAGTTATATTCTTATTTATCATTCCCGGAGCCTTTATCCATGGCTTTTAGCTTCTCTAGCAAGCTGTTACGGTCTGTTATAACCTCGCCTTCGCCATGTAAAAACCCATCGTCTCCGTCGCCTTTAGGTTTACTTTCTTTGTCCTGCTTCTCTTTCTTGAGCTGCAATTCAACCATTTTTAACTTCTTTTCTAGTTTAGAAGTTTTCGCATCTAGATTCGTTTTAAGCATACTACTTGCTACTTCAAATATTCTAGCAGAGTAACGTGCTTCCACGTTCATACCTAAGTCCATTAGATCGTCGTATGCATCCATAGCCTTTTGAGCAACTTCATTTAGTTCATCGTCGCCAAGTTCGCCTAGCCCTTTTACAGTAGGCAATGCTGCTGTAATTTTATCGAACTCAGCAATCTCTCTAAGAGTTTCCTTTTCTTGGGCTCTCTTTACTTTTGCTGCTGATTCCTCTTGTTTTTCGGCTTTGTTAATAATCTCTTTTGACGATTCTAGGTCAAGTAGCTGTTCTAATTTTTTTGTCATATAGTCGCCTTAATAAAGTGCTAGTATTATTTATCTTCTTTTCTTGCCAGTGTGAAAGATGTCCTCTTCGGTCACAACTCTAAAGAAAATTCCTTTTTGTTTGCACCATGCGCGGGCGCTTTCCCACTTGGCTTGATTAACTACCCAAGCTGCTTGATTAGCTTTTGACCGGCCCGTCCTTTCTTTAACGGATTGATTTGATGGTTTTACTTCTATTAGCTCTACTTTACTTTTACCGCTTTTGTTTGCGTATGCTATAAAAAAGTCTGGTACGTAAATTGTTTGTTTGCCGGTGAGAGGATTTCTGTAAGGTATGCGTACTGCTTCGCTAGCCCATTGTGATACACTTGGATGTTCGTCACAGAATTTCATGAATGTAAACTCCCAACCGCTTCGATAAGTTGGTGTTTTTGTACCTATGTACTTTTCAGGATTCTTTGGCGTGAACTTGCCTTGTGCGAATCTAGCCATATTATGAGATTATGTTTCTTGCTTCAAAGAAGTTAGCTGTGTTTGGGTCACGATAGCCCAATACACTTGATTTAATTCTTGAAAAGTTTAAGATTTCTGTTACAAGTGCACTTAGCTGAGTATCATCAAGACCTTTTAGGGTGTCTAGTAATTTAAAAGTACCAACACCGTCGGTTTTTGCCTGACGCAGAAGTGTTGCTGCAATGCTTGAACTTGACGTTTCGCTAAACCCACGTTTGTCGAAAAAACCTAGAACAGCATCAACTTCGCTTGCTGTATATTCAACTCTGTTTTGATAATATCTGTCAAAGAAGTCGCGTACTGGTTGGTCAGTATTTCTTGGGCCGTTTGTAGGAAAATTACTCATGGTGTATTAAGTCCTCGTGCTGATGCTACTTTCTGTTCTCTTGACACGCTAGGCGATGATGATCCTGCGGTGCCTGAGCCAGGAGCTAACGCTATAGTTGTATTGTTTTCGTTTGCGCCTAGACTTGGAATAATCGAGCCTGCCAAGCCCGCCGAGCCAGTGCCACCAGGATTTGCAAGTCCGGCTATTGCTCCTGTTGCTACGCCTATGCCTTCTGCTGTAATGTTTCTAGTGTCTAGCTTCTTACCGTTCTTGATAGTGTTGGCTGTTGCCAACAAGGTACCTACGCCGATATCACCTGACGCAATGTCGCCGATCACCGAGCTGCCGCCGTCTAGAACGCCGCCTGCGCCGAACAAGTTTGCAACGCCGCCACCTTCAACAGACAATGGACTTGGCACTGTATCATAGTGCGACTGAGCAAATGTAGCAGGCGAATCTTCTTCGATTATTCCTCGGTCATAAAGCACAGTCTCGTAATTTAGAACCATTGTGTTTTCTGACGTTCCAGTACCGTCAGAATAGTCCATTGAATCATGCCCCCATCGCTCGATCATTGGATTAACTAGAGTGTATTCTGTGAACTGTTGTCTTGATAGCTGATACAGCCTAATGTTCTTAAAGAAAGGAACGACTGTGCCGTTATCAAGGCCATATCTGTATTTTCTTACACCACTGTAAGTATTTCTAGAACCGTATGCATCTTCGCGCGATTCGCCGCGGCCATCTCTATAGTAGTATTTGTAATATGCTTCTAAAAGAAAAGTAGTAATACCTTGATTATCATCATGCATTGTGATGTTTATAGGAGTATAATCAATAGCGGTTTGAATTACCTTCTTTCTGTTGTACTGATTCTTAACGTCAACACTTGCAGAATATTGTGGCAAATCCGCAGTTTTACATAACATGTTTATTTCTGGTAAATGTCGTTCTTTTAATTGGGGGTATAGATCAAGTGCTTGTTGGTTTATTTCAAAGTTTACAAAGAAAAGAAACTTTTGTTTAGGTGCTAATCTAAACGTGTCGTCAATAAACATCCTGGCAGCATGTCGAAAGTCACCAAGATTACCTTTGGGATTTGTTAATCCTTGTCCAACGTTATTTAGAAAGCCGTTTAATTTATTTGCCATAATAGTATTTATACAAAACTATTAACTGCGCACATAATAAAAAAGGAGCCGAAATCGACTCCCTTTATTGGGTTTAATTAATCTATGTATTAACCGTTGCTGCCTGAACCTGCACCAGTGATAAGTGTGTTCACAGAACGTCCAACGTTTGTACCAACACCAGTACCTTGCGGTGTCTGTACTGCGTTGTCAAATCTAATTGCCAATGTTACAGTAGCTGGTTCATTAGTTGCATAGTTTAGTGAGTTATAGTTTGCATTTTGTACAAAGCAACCATAGCACTCCCATGTTTCTAATATAGTTGGTTCAAAAGAACCGTTACCGCCGTCTAGTATCTCAATACGTGTTAAGAACTTGTAATCAACACCTGAAGCTGCGCTTGACTGCTCGAAGAAGTCGAACTGCTTCTGTAGCTGCTCACCGACTTGTTTCTGAACAGAGCCAGTAACATCGTCACGCAAGTTAAGTGTAAGTGGATCCCAAGTGTGCTTACCTGCTAGGTATGCTTTTGAGTTGTAAATCGGAATTTCCATTTCCTCAAACGTTACGTTAGGGCGCGTTACGTCAACCACTTGCTTTGTTAATTCAGTTGTACCTGAGCTTACGCCAAAGTTTTCAAGTGATACCCTGAAACGATATTGTAGCTTAGGCATTAACAGACCCTGACTAGTAGCCGACTGGTCACTAGCTAGTGGTACTGTAATTTTCGATAATGATGAAATTGCCATTTATATATTCTCCTGTTGCTAGTATTTATCAAAAAGTGGGCTCTATAAAAGAGCCCTAACCTTTTGCTTATAGACCTGCAATCTCTCCTGTGTTCTTGAGTCTCAACGGTATGTAGATAAACTCAATCGCTTTAACAGGTTCAATAGCTACGTCGACGTAGAGTTCGTTACGATCGATTCTTGCAGGTGTGTTGTTTGATTCGTCACACACAACAATATAAT